ACCTTTGGTCAGTGAACGATGACATAAAACACAACGATTTCTTTCCAGAAATATTTTATGACATGGTTTCCTGTCTACAAGTTAACACTCACCATTATTCAAGATTACAAGAAAAACCTAAAGAAAAAGAAGTATATATCAAAGTAACAAGCTCCATTCCCCTCGAACGTGAAAAGATTGAACTCTCCCCTGAAGAACACGAATCTCTTACCCAAAAGATGTTACGTGCTGCCTTCTTCGATGAAGACATGCCAGAAGATTTCAACCACGCTCAAATGGAAGCCCCTAAAGAAAAACAAAAAGTAGAAGAAAATATTTACGATAACGAATTTGATACCCTCGAAGAAGATGATGCCACAAAGCCTGTCAATCTAGAGAAGGTTTGGAATAGTATTAAAACCATGCCACAATTACATGATTATTACTTTCCAAAACCTTTTCCAGAAGATGACTCCATTATCGAAGTCGATGATCTCACCGAACGTTACTATTACAACCAAACTATACGCTTCATGAATCAAGAAGCCAACTACACCAGCCTAGCCTTTAGAAAAGACGGCAAGTTACAAAGAAATTATAAAATAACAAAAATCCATGAAATGCTCCTTAAAAGCAAAGATTTTATCATAGAAGCTCGCGCCTTCATCGTCCGAGTTGTCTTTAACGAGCCAACACGCGACTTTGTCAATGGATCGATCATGTGCCCCCGATCGCTCTACACAGGCCTCACAAACTTTTTTGATAACATCTCCTTTGGAATCATGGAAAAACCTAGAATTTCAATTCCTGTACAAACTCAAAGCCTCGCCACTCGCTTTATCTCATCACTTGCCTCTTACGCCTCAACTGTCTTAGAAAAAATGAAAAGCCATTGGTTTTTTGTTCCAGCCTCACTCGTTATAGCTGGCCTCGCTGCTTATAAGTTGTTTCGATTCGTTTTCCCTCAAAAGGAAAAAGAAGAAGAAACCACCAATAGCAGTGAAGCTGGATTTGACGTTTATGACACCGTACTGAAAAAGACCGTGCGCATGCCCTTAGAACAAGCGCGCGATCATCTACGTTACGGTGCTCATCGCTGGCAAAAAGCCAACATAAAATCAAAAAGAATAAAAACAAATGCCCCTGAAAACAACTTTGCGGAAGCTGCTCGAGATGCTAGTGCAGACCAAGTCTGTTCCTCCATCAACAACAACCTCTTCAAGCTTGAGTTCTTCAACACTAGCCAAAGAATTGGTACTATACATATCCTGTTTATTACTGGTACATCCGCTATTGCGCCACGACATTTGTTACCTGTCCTTGAAAAATCCGAAACACTAACCTTACGCCATCCATCTATAGAGAATAGAACATACAAAAGAAGCCAGATTACAATCATTAATGATTTGTCGATCAAGGCTGACGTTTTTATGTTACAGTTCCCTGCAACGATGGGCCAACGAAAGAAAATATTACAACAATTTATAATCAAAGCAGACCTCGCCTTAGACCTAAGTAACACTGCCCGCCTACTCTCTATTGACACCACCGCGCCGAAAAACACGTCGTGGTACACTAGAGAACTCGTAGCAGTCTACGATGCCCAGCCAATGCGCTATCGCGATCTCAACGATGAAGTTATAACAAGCCCAACTACCTTCACATATCACCAGTCAACCACCCCAGGTATGTGTGGATCACCACTAATTATTTTAAACTCTTCCCTCACAAGAAAAGTTGCCGGTTTCCACATAGCCGGTAACGATGAGGGTACAAGAGGTTTTGCAACACCAATCACTCAAGAAGATATAATCAAGCTCCTCGATAACCCCGCCGCAGATCCCCGCGCCCAAATCGGTATCGAAGACCTTGAAAATGTTACGCCCATTAACGGATTTGAAGAATACGTTATTCCAGGCGCTCAAAACATTGATGTGGTTGGTCTTGTTTCACCTCAAGATTCAACAACAACTTTCTCAAAAAGCAAATTGGTGAAGACTCCCCTATATGGAGTTTTCGGTCCCGCCACAAAGGAACCAGCCATTTTGAACCCAAAAATAGTCAACGGTGTCTGGGTTTGTCCACTAGAAAAGGTTCTGTTAGGTAACACTAACAGAGTCCCTGAACTAGATGATAAACTTTTGACACAAATCACACAAAAATTAACCTCACATTTTATGCACAATATCCGCAAGGATACAGTGCGTAGAGTGTTGACCATTCCCGAAGCCATAAATGGTATCCCCGCATCTCCCTTCATTGATAGCCTCAATTTTGGGACGTCCCCTGGATATCCATTTACATTACATGCTCACAGCAAAAGAGCCTTCTTTCACGAGCCCAATAATACGCCTAACGATTTCTTGAAAAAGAGAATCGAAACGATTATTGAGCGCGCCAAAAAAGGTGAAGCTTGTCTTAACATTTTTACAGATGCTTTAAAAGATGAAAAACGAACACTTGAAAAAGTAGCTGAACTCAAAACGCGACACGTTGCGGGTAGTCCCCTTGACTACACCATAACCCTTCGCGCTTGGACTTTAGCATTCGTCTCTCATGTTATGCAAAATAGAATAGACAACTGTATTGCTGTTGGTATTAATCCTTCTTCATACGAATGGACCCACCTCGCAGAAAAATTACAAAGTAAAGGACCAGACTTGTTCGGAGGCGACTTCGCACAGTTTGATTCAACACAAAATTTCCAAATATTGGACAAAATTATAGATATCATCAATGACTGGTATGATGATGGCGCTGAAAACGCCAAAATCAGACAAGACTTGTGGAGATCTATAACTAATTCAATACACATCAAGGGAGTTTATGTTTACCAGTTAGACCATAGCCTGCCCTCAGGAAACCCTCTAACTGCGATCATAAATTCTTTTTATGTCCTTATTTCATTTATGTATTGTTGGATGACGTTATACAAGGGTACCCCAAAAGGTAACCTTGATGCGTTTTTTGAACATGTCTACATGATAGTATTTGGCGACGATCACGTCGTCAATGTCAGTCCCGATGTTAAAGACAAATTCAATCAACAAACCATTCCAGCACTCATGACCTCAATGGGCATGAAGTACACAGATGAAAACAAAAACCCGACCCCAGATGTCCCCACGAAACGAATTTCTGAAGTTACTTTTCTCAAAAGAAGTTTCTCCTTGAATCTTGCTTCGTCTAGATATCTCGCGCCCTTAGAATTTACAGTCCTTAAAGAGATGACCTACTACATCCGCAAAGATGTAGAGCCACACTCCCAAATCAAAAATTTGTTCGAATTCACGTTTGAACAATTATTTCATCATGGTCCTAATGCCTATAAAAACTGGGTACGCGACGTCAATCGTGCAGTCATCGACTGCGAGCTCCCAATAAAACTCAACTATCTCTCATACGACGCCCAAATGCAGAATTATCTTGCTGTCAACTCAGATCTCACTAAAGACAAAACAACAGTTAGTGAACCTGAGGACATCATTTATAATGCCCAAATGTATTCCTTGTCGGATGGCAGAAAAGTTACAAAAACAAATATTACCACCTTTTCTGACGATGTCGGAATAGCCTATGGTACCAAACCTGGTCACGCCTCAACGCCGTCATGGCTTTCAGCAGAAGAAGGTGACGCAAAATTTCTCGAAAGACCAATTAAAATCACCTCATTCCTCTGGAGCAATGTCAATGCGTTCGGCTCGATCATAACTGCCATAGATCTTCCCGATGCCCTCCTAACCAATACAACTATCAAACCAAAATTAGAAAACTACCGCTTCCTTGCCGCAGACATTCTTGTTGAAGTCAAATTCAACTCTGTCTCCACAGCGTGTGGTACCCTCTGGATGTTCTTCGAACCTTTCAGAGATCAGATTGTCGAAAGACGTTTTGCAAACAATTTTGGGTGTATGACAGGATA